GCAGATGCCGCAAAGCCCATGTTCTTCTCTGCGCTGCCCTACACTCCCCATGAAATGGAGAGTGCCAAGCACCCCTACGAGCTGCCCCCGGTCCATTACACGGTCATCCGTGCTATGGGAGAGTAGATGGGCGTTGGCGGCGATGACAGCTGGGGTGCCAATGTCCACCCGGAGTATATTCCCGATGTGACCAAGCCTGTGGAGTTCACCTTTACGTTCCGTGGCATCTGACCCTCGTTATTAAGACACCTTCGCGTTGAGATAAGGACATCCCTGCATGAGATTCCTATCAAAAGCGAGGGTGTCTTTTTTGGTATCACAAAATCTCAATTCCTGACGCCACTATTTATAAGCAGTGCTTCGCTCTATATAAGTAGCGTTGCTATGTCAAAATAACCGTATTCTGCTTTTGTTCAGAGCATTTCTTTGAATGGTTCTCCAAACTTTCTTTATGGCATTGTGGTCAAAATTGTGGTCAAAACCAAATGAGGTCAGCCCACAAACAAAAAAATCCAACGATTTCTAACGTTAAATCGTTGGATTTATGGTCCATCTGACGCATCCTCACTCGAACAATTTTACTCTCTACGCCACCCCCAATTCTTTCTACATACTTCTTTCAAATCTTACTTTTTCTCGTACATAGTATCCGCTGCATTATACAGCATCTCCAAAAACTGTCCCGCTGTTGGCCGATGATCCAGCGGGTATCCCGCCAACACCTGCACTTTCTCCGGGTCAGTTTTCCACGCCAGCTTTGCCGTCCTGCGAACAGCGCTCTCCACAGCCCTCCAAGCATGACCAGAAGCTTCCGCCACAGGCAGATAAACTTCCTTCTGCAAGGCTCGCAACCGGTCAGGCCTGGTGCAAATCAGCGTCATACACTGCCGGAGAGTATAATAATCACTCTTTGTGCGAATGATACCCAAAGGGCGCAGCAAGTGGTCAAATTGTGTATCAGTCATTCTAACACATCCTTTCGCCCATCATGCTACGCCTTTTGTCGAAAGAAGTCGAAAACACAAACTCAGCCCCGAGGAACCATCAGGCTCCCCGGGGCTGCTGCTATGTACGGTAATTGGATCTTACTTGATCTTCCCCTGCATCTGATCCAGCAGCTCATCTGCGTGGATGGCCTCAGGGGTGAAGGAGTTATTCTCCCACCATGCCCAGATGGCGGCAGCGGTGGTCAGGCCAGCCGTCACCCACTGCTCCACGCTGGCGCTGTCGATGGGCAGCACCGGCTTGCCTGCTGCACTCAGCAGCTGGTTGACGAGGGCCAGTGCCAGCACAACAGTGCGGGCAATGGTTGCGGCGGGGATTTTTCGGTTCATCATAGGTCAGTCCTCCTGTTTGATGGGTAATGCCTTGGCGCGGTTGTACAGCTCTGTGCCGGTGCCGTTGCCGCCCAGTGCGTGATAGCTTTTGTAAAGGTATTCGAGGTTTTTCAGTCCACCAGTGTTAATGCTGCCCTGCTTGATGTAATACTGACACGCCTGATAGATACGATCATGCAGGATGGCCAGCACGCCGTCCAGCAGAGCCTTGTACTTGATGACCACCGCGATGACGGCGGTGCCCAGCAGACCGAAAGCCCACTCTGCCCAATATTGGGCGATCCATTGCCACATCGGTCTCACCCCCTGACCTGCCCCAGCCCGGCCCGCTGGATGATGGCAGCATAGTCCTTGTAGGCCACGCTCAGGTCTACCGGGCCGCTCACGCCGGGGATGGTGCCGCTGCTGGTGTACTGCCACATCCCGTGCTTGCGGGTGGGGCGCGTGCCGCGGTAGT